GAGTGTAGAATTTGCGGTGCAAAAATAAAACTCGACTTCCATCATTTCTATACGCTTGCCCCACTTTTTCATAAATGGTTAAAAGAGAAACAAGCACTTCGTCCAGAACATTATACAGATGAGTATCTAATTATATGGAGAGACGAGTTTATAGAAGATAACTGGTCTGAACTTTACGATGAGACAGTTACTCTCTGCCACACCCACCATTTAAAGCTACATAGTATCTACGGAAGAAATCCTGGTTTACATACAGCAGAGAAGCAAAAACGCTGGGTAGAAATACAAAGAGAAAAATATGGCATGGTATAACTTCTGGAAGGAAGAAAAATTAAACCCAGCGCAAGAAGAGATTGTAGTCAGTCTTGAAGGCGCGGGCCCTATTGCTTCTCGTGAAATTATTACAAATTACAGAGCGTATTACGAATATTTAGAAGTCGTAAATCGGGCTGTAAATATGATTGTAGATGATGCAGCTGAAATTCCTCTTAGGATAGGTGAACCTGTTCAAGGATTGAACTCAGTAACTAAAGGTATTCGTCGTTCTCGTGTTGATCTATTGCTCAACAAAGAACCGAACCCTTTTCAAGACATTTCCAGTTTTAAGCGAAACCTCATAATCGATTATATTTTAGATGGGAATATCTTTATATACTTTGACGGAGTTTCTCTGTATCATCTCCCCGCTAACTATACGGACATTGAACCGGATAAGACAACTTATATTGCGGGCTATACATTTCAAACAAGCATCGACTATAGACCAAACGAAATAATTCATATAAAAGAAAATTCTTTTCATAGCATTTATAGAGGTACTAGTCGCTTAAGAGCTGCTCAACGAAGTATGTCTCAGCTTACTCGCATGAGAGAGTTCCAAGATAACTTCTTTAAAAACGGCGCCGTCCCAGGTCTCGTTATTAAATCTCCCTCTGTTATTAGTGAAAAGAATAAAGAAAGAATGATTCAATCCTGGATGACTCGTTATCGTCCAGACGGAGGCGGAAGAAGGCCCCTTGTATTAGATGGAGGGATGGAACTAGATTCTATATCAAATATAAACTTTAGAGAATTGGACTTCGAAAGCTCTATAGAAAGCGCAGAAAAGGAAATACTAAAAGTTCTCGGCGTACCGCCGATTATGTTAGATTCTGGAAATAATGCAAATATACGACCAAACCATCGAATGTATTATTTAGAAACAATCCTACCTATTATTGAAAAGATAAACAGAGCTTTAGAAAGATTTTTTGGGTTTAGCATAACTCCAGATATCAGTAATATTCCTGCACTTCAGCCAGAATTAAGGGACTCTGCAGCATATTACTCAACTCTTGTAAACTCCGGTATTATTACACCAAATGAAGCGAGAGAAGCCTTAAACTATGACGAAATTTTTGGGTCTAGTGAAATAAGAGTACCTGCCAATATTGCAGGCTCCGCATCAAACCCATCAGAGGGTGGAAGGCCCGAAGAAACAGAGGAAAACTAAATGAAGAAAAGTGAAGTATTAAAAGTTTTGGTAGACTTTTTCCATGAACAAGGAAGAGTAATGAATAGAAGTGAGTACTATAGACTCGGAGCCGATGCCTGGCCTGTTCACCCAAGACTACTCACTCGATATTTTAGAGGTAGAGGATATAACTCTATCATTAAAACCGCAGCACATATGTATCCAGCAGACTGGGCAGCAATTGGCACTAAGCCTGTTGAACCTGTTAAGCCTGCACCCAAGCCCGTTCTTGAACCGGCTTCAGAAGACGATCTTTCTCCTCTGGAGAAATTAAAGTCTTTAAAAGGAGAATCAAGTGAATAAGATTTTTCACATTGGCTCCACATTTAAGGCGTTTGAAGAAGGGGATGATCTTCATATCGCTGGTATGGCCAGTACGAATAGTACTGACCGTGTTGGAGACGTAATTGAGACTGAAGCCTGGACAAAGGGCGGACTTCAAAATTATTTAAACAATCCCGTAATTCTTTTTAATCACGATTACAATCAGCCGATTGGCCGAGCAGTTCAGCTTGGTACTAACGATAATGGTCTGCAGTTAAAAGCAAAAATTGCTAAATCTGCTGGTCACGTAGGTGAATTAATTAAAGAAGGTGTCCTTGGAGCTTTTTCAGTCGGGTTTCGAGTCAAGGATGCGGAGTATATGACCGAAACCGATGGATATAAGATAAAGGACGCAGAATTACTGGAAGTTTCAGTAGTAACGGTTCCTGCTAACCAAGCTGCAACCTTTTCTCTTGCTAAATCTTTTAACTCAGAGTCTGAGTATGAAGAATTCAAGAAATCTTTCAAAACCGAAGATTCCGTGGAAGAAAAGCATGTTATTAGTGTTCAGGAGACTGAAGACAAAGTAACAGTTGAATTTGAAAAACATTCCGAAACCGAATCAATGCCTAAAGACTTATCACAAGTCGAAGTACAGGAGAAAACTATGAGTGATATCGATATCGATGCGATTGTGGCTGCTGCTGTCGAAAAGACCGCAACTGCAATGGCAATGAAAGAAGCTGAGCGCAAGGCAGAAGAGCAAACGCGATTGGAAGCAGAACAAAAAGCTGCTGAAGAAGCCGAAGCTCAGAAAAATGCTGAAGAAGCTCGCATTGTAACCGCTGTAACCAGTGGTGCAGAAAAATTAATGGCTGACGTTGAAGCAAAACTTGCTGAAAAAGATGCTAATTTTGAACAAGTTGTTGGTTCGTTGCAAAATGAACTAAAAGAAAAAGCCGAAGAAATTGAGAAAATGCGTCAGAGCAAGCGTGTATTCGCTGATCGTAGCGAAAAATCCTCTTTTTCAGAAGAAGACATGGTAAATGCACATATTCTTGGTGTAGTTACTAACAAAGGCTTGGAAGGAACTCGTTTTGGCCGTTCTATCCTTGAAAAAGCTACGAATGCCAACGCAGGCGTACAGCTTCCTAGTTCTACGAACGAAGATTTTGAAACTACCGTTTCTACTGCGATTGAGCGTGATATTGAGCTCGAGCTTGTTCTCGATCCTCTTTTCCGTAAGATTCAGATGAACGCTGCTTCAATGGTTATCCCAACTATGCCTGATGCAGGTTACGCAGAATGGTTAAGCGCTAATGCTGCCGGCACTGGTGCTAGCGTTAACCCTAAAGGTAACTTAGGTTCACGTGATGAAGCCTCTCCAGGCGCCAACGCAGGTGTTACTTTAGGCACTAAAGTATTGACCGTTGAAAAGCTCGTTTCTAAGTCTTTCATGGCTAATGAAACTGAAGAAGATGCAATTATGCCTATTCTTCCTTTAATTCGTGAAGCTATGGTTCGTGCACATGCACGTGCTATTGAGCATTCAATTCTTCAGGCAGGCTCTTCAGAAGTAGTAAATGCTGGTGGTCAAAATGGTTTGATTAAGATTGCTACCGACGATAGCAAAGTACTGGATGCCGGTGTTTCTGCTGGTGCAGCTTCTGTAACTGCTACTACTGCTCAATTGTTGAACATGCGTCAAGCAATGGGTAAATATGGTCGTCGTCCTAGTGATGTAGTGTATATCGTATCCTTGGATGCGTACTATGACATGTTAGATGATCCTGAATTCCAAGATGTAAACTTGGTCGGTAGTGATCGTGCTACTAAGATTTCAGGTGAAATTGGTCAGGCTTATGGCTCACCAATTATCGTTTGTGACGAATTTACCGGTGGAAAGACTGCTAATAAGGTTTGGGGTATTGCTGTTAATACTCGTAACTTCTTAGTACCTGTTCTCCGTGGTGTAACTGTTGAATCTGATTATGATGTTGAAAATCAACGTCGTGTATTAGTTGCTACTCAGCGTCGTGGTTTCGACCAGATGTTTAGTGCAGCTGGTCAGGTTGTTGCTCACGCTTGGTAATATTAGGATGGGAGCCTTCGGGCTCCCAAGCCTTTTTGGAAAATAAATGGCAGATTTAATTACATTAGATGACTATAAATTGCTGGAGGGTATAAACTCTACTCAGTTTGACGAAAAGTTTGAGAAGCTAATTACGAGTGTAAGTCAGCTTGTCCGTACTTATTGTAACTCTGAGTTTGATACTTACGCAACTTCACCAGGATATACGGAGCTATTTGATATTCAATGGGACACTTATACTGTTCAATTGAAATATAGCCCTGTTATTAGTATAACAAATGTATATGAAAGATCAGGTCAAGCCTCTGATTATATTGAGCTTTTTTCTAATGGAGGAGGAACTCCTCCAGAATACTCATGGTATTTAGATGCCACATCAGATTCTATTTTCCGAACTCAAGAGAGTGGAAAATATAAAAACTGGCCTCATGGAGTGGGAGCAGTAAAAGTCACTTATTTAGCGGGATATGTTTCGGTACCCGTTGATTTAGAGCTTGCTGTTGCTGATATTATTACTTATTATCACTTAAACGAGCAGAAAGAAAGACAAAGTATTGGTTCAGCTACTCGTGAAGGGGCAGGAAGCTCTGCAATTCGTAATGACCCGGGATTTCCCGACCACATACGAAGAGTTTTAGATATGTATAGGATTGCATGAGTCAAAAAATTCTTGATAAAATGTTATTCAGGGCAATCGGGGTTATTGAGGATGAGTGGGCCAGAAAACGTTTAGATTCTGCAAATCAAATTATAACGGTTACTAAAAAAGGATTGATAGAAGCATTTAAAGAAGGTTATGATAAAGCGAGAAGCGATACAGACCCAACTGTTTCAGAACTTTTAAAAAATAATAAAACTAGAAATATTTTCGCGAATGCAGCGAATGCAGCCATGAATAATCTAGAGGCGCATTTAAACAGGAATAAAACTCTCAGTAATTTAATAGAAAAATCTGACGGAAAAATAGTTTTTCAACAGCCTAGATATATAAAATCTCCCTTTAAAAAATTAAAAGATGGCGGAAGAATATACATACAAAAAACGTTGAAAAGTAATTTAGAGCCTGCTAAGTTTAATCAAAACATTGTTAGGGGGCATAAAAACACAGCCGTCGGAGAAGCTAGATTAGAAGCTGCTTTAAAGGTATTTGAATTAAGCCCCAATTTTGAGGGGTTTGTTTCCAGCAAAGAATGGCATTCCGCCTCTAAAAATTTATTCGGAACAAAATATAAACCTACCATTAAGTTTCAGTCTACAAAAGGAAGAGGATATTCTTTAAGAGATTTAAAAGTTTTATCTGACATAACTTTATCAGTCGAGGCTAGCAAGTATAATCCTAGGGGTGCACAAAGTAGGGATTGGACTAACATTAGACCAATTTTAGAAGAGGCTCTTCTTTCTTGGGCATCAAAGCAAGATTGGTATAATATGAAAGGCAGCCTCTCTATTCGAGAGGAGGCTGAAATAGCCGCTTCAAATTTAGTATTAAAAAATATTAGCGACTCTATTAAAAATAAGAAAGTTTCTGTGACAGGAAATACACCTTTAAAGATAAAAAGAAAAAGAAATCAAAGTAAAAAATTAAAACAAAATAGTATAAGTTCACTAACAATAGGCTCTACTAAAAAAGCTAGTACAAAAACTAAAAGATCAAAGAGTTCGCCGGGTAAAAATGCTCAAGAATTGTTAAGTTTGCAGAATTTATTAAACCAAAAAATACAGAGAACTCTAAGAAAAAATATGAGAGAGCCAGGACTTGTTAATAGAACAGGAAGATTTGCGAGTAGTGTTAGAATTACAGATATTTCTACAACTCCTAAAGGTTTTCCAAGTATTGGATACACTTACGATAAAACACCTTACCAGATTTTTGAGCAAGGTGCAGGAAAAAGACCTTGGGCTAATGAAGACCGAGATCCAAGAAAAGTAATAGACAGGTCTATCAGAGAAATCGCATCGGAAGTTTTAATCGGAAGATTTTTTACTAGGAGAATGTAATGGTTAATAGAACTTATACATCTAGAAGGATGGCCATTGTTTCTGCTTTAGTAGATAAAATCAAATTAATAAATGGTAATTTCCCTTTTAGGTCAAATTTATATAATAACGTAGAGCCAAAATTACTTTTTTGGGATGAAGTACAAGACTTTCCCGCTGTACATATTAGTGCAGGTTCGGAAACTAGAGACTATCAAGGAGGGGGTTATAAAGATAGATTTATGACTCTTACTCTCCGTATTTATGTTCAAGAGGAAAATGCAAATTTTGCACTTGAAAAATTATTTGAAGATGTTGAGACTGTGATAGAGGATAACTCGGCTCTATCTTATACAGATCAAGATGGAAACGCGCAAAAAGTACAACAACTTACAATAGTAAGTTTAGATACTGACGAAGGCGCATTAGAACCTTTAGGTGTTGGTGAAATCGTTTGCGAGGTCCGATACTAAGGTTAAGAAGAGATAAAATCTCTTTGGAGAATACACATGGCGTTACAATTTACAAGAGACGTAAGGGTGGTTGTAGAAGACCCTTCTAATAGTTCCCGCTGGGAAGTTCCAGTTCTTGATGGTTTTTCTTTTTCTCAAGCAATTAATGCTTCTGAGATTACAGTAAATGAGGCTGGAGCAACTTCAAGACGAGGAAGATTGCTTTTTAATGATAGCTTAGCTCCAGTAGAGTGGAGTTTTAGTACTTATGCTAGACCTACTCTTGATGAAGACACAGATCCCGATCAAAACCATGGAGTAGAGGAAGTTCTTTGGGCAATGTTTGCTGGAGCAAGCATTTATACTTCTGGGACAGGGATATTTAGCAATAGTGGTGGGAACCTAAGTATAATGACTCCTACTACTCATACTTTCAATTTTTCACAATCAGATATCTCAAACTTTGCTGATGGTTGGGATATTTATTTTCAGTTTGAACCTACTGGAGGTACTGCTCAAGTTTATAAAATTACGGACGCTGTAGTAAACTCTGCAACAGTAGATTTTGATATTGATGGAATCGCAACAATTCAATGGTCAGGTTTTGGAAGATCGTTGGCAGATTTAGCAACAGCTATAGTAACGCCTACCATTACTTTAGGAGTGAACTCTTCCGCAAACTTTATTCGTAATCGTATCTCTACAGTTGATTTATCCAGAACGGACGGCGCAAGCCCTAATGATGTTTATAACATTGTTCTTACTGGAGGAAGTATTAATTTTGAGAATAATATTTCTTATCTCACTCCGGAAGAATTAGGACAAGTAAATGCTCCTTTAGCAAATATTTCTGGAACCCGTTCAATTTCAGGAAATCTTACTTGTTATTTAGATAACGATATATCAAGTAGTCTTTCAGGAGAACTCTTTGCAGATTTAGTTGCAGATACGAGTACGGTTCGAAATATCTTTGATATGGCAATCAATGTAGGAAGCACTGCAGCACCTTCAGTGACATTTGACTTACCGACAGCGCACTTAGAAATTCCAGTAATCAATGTTGAGGATTTGCTAACTCTTGATATTGCATTCCATGGACAACCTTCTGCTGGTAACGTAGATAATACGGATGAAGCAACAATTATCTATAAAGGTATAGCTCCTGGTGTATAGCTTCTTAAAAATAATTCTTGACTTTTTGATATTGCTTTTGTATAATTATAAAATCTATGGGGGAGTTCTACTCCCCCTTTATTTAAACTACAAAAGGATGTATTTATGAGTGAGATTTCTCTAAAAACTTTGATGAAACCCTCCATGACCGTTTCGATTGATTTTCCGGGCATGTTGGGTTTTTCTGTGGAACTCTGTTATTTAGCCCGAGAAGAGTTATTAGCACTCCGCAAAAAATGCCTTAACAAAAAATTCAATCGTTCAACACATCAAGCAGAAGAAGTTTTAGATGATGATAAATTTCTTACTGAATACTGTAAAGCCGTAATCAAAGGATGGTCTGGCCTGAAGTTATCTTATTTAGAAGAGCTTCTATTAGTAGATACAGATGGTATGGACCCTGATGCAGAATTGCCTTATTCTCAAGAAGAGGCAGAAATTCTGATGAAAAACTCAGGTTCTTTTGATACATGGGTTACAGAAACTTTGGGAGATCTTGAAAATTTTACGAAAAACAAGTCGAAGAATGCCTGAGACTTGTTGAAAAAAGTATAACTCAAGAATCCGACATTTCTACGGAGAAATACCTAGAAATGTGTCGTCAGCTGGGCAAAGAACCAGACCCCTCTCGAATACCCGTATCTATAAATAATTTTCCTGAAGAAGTTCAGTATGCTTTTTTAGTCTTTCAACATATGCCTGACAGGTGGGAAGGAATGTCAGGCACTTATATGGGAAAAGATTGGTCAAGCGCTGAGTTTTTTCTCGATCTTTTTAATGTGGAAGACAGAAAAATTGTAGTCTTCTTTATTTCAAAAATAGAAAGTTTTTATACAAAAGCTACAAATGAAAAGCTGCAAAGACAGAAAAAGGCTGAAGAGAGAAGGGCCAAAGCGGGTGGTAAACAGTACACCCATAATGTGCAGGGATAATGGCAAAAACAGTTAAAGTAAGTATAGTTGTAGATGACGATGGGACAATGCGCCTCACGGAGAGATCTGCTCAAAAACTTGGCGCAGGTTTGGA